TGTCGTCGGCGACACGCATGCGAAACAGATCGCGGTCAAAGAAGACTTCGCGAGTCTGCGCGAGATCGTCGGCGAAGCCGGCCGGGCCGTGAACCACGCGCGCACCGCGTTCGATCTCAACAAGCAGAAGGGTCGCGAGGCCGAAACGCAGATCGACCGCACGGCCGCCGCGATCGCCGACCTCACGCAGACGCAGCTCGACTACGCGATCAAACATGGGAAGTCGACTGACAAGATCGTGGAGAACTACGGCAGGCAGCGGCAGCAGCTCATCGACACCGCCGTCCAATTGGGACTGTCGAAGACGGCCGCGACAACGTACGTCGACAAGCTGCTCGACACGCCGAAGGAAGTGAAGACGAAAGTCACGGTGTCCGGCGCGAAAGAAGCCGAAGCGGCAATCGATGATGTGGCCCGCGCGCGAACCGTCCACCTAATGCTGGAAGCGTCGCTGTCGCCGAACGCGAAGAAGCTCCTCAACGATCCCCGGCTGAACGGGTCGAACAATCCGAACCTGCAGTCCGCGCCGGCCCCGCCGCCGGCCGTCACGCCGCACGGCGGGCTGACGCTGCTACAGCCCCGCCTGTACCTGGACGGTCAGCCCATCCGGTACGCGCTGCGCGGCGACGTGCAGTCCACAGTGGCGGCGCAGCTCGCCGCGACACGTACGCGCGGGAGGCTGTAGATGGCTGTCGTCGTCACGATCACCACAGCCACCGGGCCGAGCCAGCCGAACGTGATCGCCGTGTCCGGGCTCGACCCGGCAACCAACGTCATCACCATCATGCGGCGGGTCGGCACCGCACCGGCCGAGACGATCGGCGGCTCCATCGTCGTCGACAGCGTCACACACGCCGCGTCCTATGAGGACTACCTGTACCCGTTCGACACGCCTGTCATCTACGAAGTGTTCGACTCGACCGGACAGGTGCCGCTCGGGTCGGCCACATCCGGGGCGGTGCCGTCCGGCGGCATGCCGTGGATCCGTGACGCCGTGTTCCCCGCACTGCGGTATGTGGCCGTCATCATCGTCGACGTGACTGACCGGACACGCGCCGGCCGGATCAGCCCCTACTACGTGGCGGCCGTGCCCGGCGCGGTCACAGCCGGCGACGTCCGTTCGCTGTCCAACGGCACGCTCACGTTGTATGCGCGCAGTCACGCCGAACGTGACGCGATCGTCGACACGATGTCCACCGGCTCGCCATGCCAGCTGCGCATCCCCGCCGCCTGCCAGTCCGTTGTGGACGAGATGCTGTTCGCGCCGCTCGACATCGGCGAAACCCGGTACGGCACCGCCGGCGCGTGTCTGCTCACAGTGGACTTCCTCGAAGTCGACCCCGGCGAGCTGGCCACATTCAAGCCCGTCACGTACGGCGTGCAGAAGACGAACGCTGCGGCGGCCGGGTTGGAGTACGGCAAGATCGGGCCGCCCGCGACTGAGCTGGCGCTGCAGTTCGTCGGCAAAACCTACCGGGATATGTACCTGTCGCCGACGGGGATCGAGCCGTGAGAGCGCCCGTCAACCCGCCGCCCGGCGGCCGCCAGCGGATCACCAGCGTCGCCGTCGCGCTCACCGTCGACGTGTGGGAACAGCAGCCGCAAGACCCGAACACGGCACCGCTCGCGCAGCTACCCACAGTGGACGGCGAGCTACGCGACGACGCGTCACAGGCGGTGCCGCGTTCGATGACGCTACGCACCGCGCCGATCCCGTCGTGGCTTGCCGCCGGGATGTGGATCCGCGCCACCGTCGGTGTGCAAACACTGCAGCCGATCATCTACCGGCTGCCGGTGCTGTGCGTCACCGATATCGCCGAAGACTTGTCGTCCACCGGCGGGGCCGTCATCACCGCCGCCGATCCCGGCGAGATCGTCAACGGCCGGCCGTACGAGGCCGACACGGTCCTGTCCGGCACACTGCGCCAGCTCGTCGCCGACGCGTGCGTGCTCGCGCTGTCACGCACGACTGACGTGTCGGCGGTGCCGGCGCTGCCGGTGCCGCTCGCCACCGTCGCCGAATTCGGGGCCGGCCGTTGGGACACTTGCCTGTCCACTGCGGACGCGCTCGGCGTGGCGCTGCGTTTCGCCGACAACGGAGACGTCGCCGCCCTGGTGCGCGCGGCCACACCGCCCGCGCCGGCCGCGATCGTCGAACGGCGCGTCGCCGACGGCGGCACCAGCCATCACGTCCGCGCACCCACCGACGCGCGGGTGCTCGTCACACGCGGCTCCGACACCGTCGGACTCATCGGCGCAGCCAATGCGGCCGCGATCACCGGCGTCGCACCGCCGCCCTGGTACCGGCCGTACGTTGTCACCGACCGGCAGAACGGCGACGCGGCCACTACGCAAGCGCAAGCCGACACGCTCGCCGCCGACCTGCTGCGCGCCCGACTGTCCGAGCTGGACAGTTACGAGTCGATGCCGATCCTGCCCGCACCGTGGTTGGAGTCCGGCGACGTCGTCGAATACCTCGGGCTCACGTACATGGTGCGGGCGGTCACGCTCGCGGTGCCGTCGCTCGCCACTGCCGTCACACTAAGGCGGCTGCTATGACACGGCCCGAAGACGAATACCCGTACGCGCGTAACGAACGCGCCGTTATCATGCGCACCGGCACCGTTACCGCCGTGCACGCGTCCACACTGGACGTGTTGCTGCCGGGCGGGCCGATGCCCGGCGTGCCGCTCGGCGGCTTCACCGCGATCGTCGGCGAGAACGTGACCGTGCTGCTCGACCGGGACAGCGCGCTCGCGATCGGCATGGTGGGAAACGCTGGTGCCGGCACCGGACCACCCGGCCCCGAAGGGTTGGCATGGCGCGGCCCATGGTCGGCCGCGACTGCGTACGCCATCGACGACGCGGTATCCGATGGCGGCAGCTCATACATTGCGATCGCTGCCGGTACAAACCATCAACCCGCAGCGTCGCCGACGTACTGGAATATTCTCGCCGCACAAGGATCCGCCGGCCCGCCCGGCGCGGACTCCACTGTGCCCGGACCGCCCGGCGCGGAAGGTTTGATATGGCGCGGCGCGTGGTCCTCCGCGACCTCCTACGCCGTCGACGATGCCGTGTCTGTCGGCGGCAGCTCGTACATTGCGATCCTGGCCGGCGCGAACCATCCACCCGCGACATCGCCAACGTATTGGAGTGTGCTCGCCGCGCAGGGATCCCAAGGTATCCAAGGTATTCAGGGAATCCAAGGCGTCAAAGGCGACACCGGTCAGCAGGGAATCCAAGGCGTCAAAGGCGACCAAGGAATCCAAGGAATTCAAGGCGTCCCCGGACCGCCGGGGCCGTCGGTGCCGTTCGCGATGGCGGCCGGCAAGGCAGCCATAGCCGACCGCAACCCCGACACGGGCGGTTCGGTTGTGGTCACCTATCCGGCCGGTCGCTTCACGCAAGCGCCGGTGATAACCACCGGTGCGGCGACCACCAACGGCTACGCCACCAGTGGGTCGGACGGCTCCACGTCGCTCACATCGTTTGTGGCGAAGGCATATAACCCTGGTGCGACCGCTGCCACGGGGCTTGTCGTGCATTGGGTGGCGACGCAGATGACATCGGCGTCCGGCCCCGGCCGTGCCGAGCCGTCCACCGTAGACGACAACACGCCGACCCATACAGTCGTCTGTGATACCGACGGTTGCGGCAACAGCGGGATAGCGATCGACGTGCCGGTGCCGTCCGACGCGCTAGCCGTTATCTGCGGCGCATGCGATCGCGTGATAATCGGATTCGAAAAGTAGGAGAGACAACGATGGGAACCACAAGCTTCTACGGGCTGCCGTATCCGGATCCGACATCCACCGTGGACATACCCCGCGACATCAAGGCGCTCGCCGACAAGTTGGAGCTGTGGAAGAACGGCCTCACGATCCCCAGCGGGTCGATCGTTGGCGGCGGCCCGTTCAGCAGCGTCGTCGGCGGGGTCACGCGGCCGGTGCCGTACGCCACATGGGGCGCGGCATTCTCTGTGGTGCTTGCGAATCAGGCGTTCAAGGAGATCACCATCAACCTGCCCACCGGACGGTTCACGCAGATACCTGTCGTGGCCGTCACCGCATATCAGGTTGCTGTCTACTATGGATACGCCGGCTCGGTTCAGAGCGTCACGCAGACGTCGGGCGGCGTGGCGTACCGCGACGGAACCAACGTCAGCAACACGATCACCGGGCACATCATCGCTATACAAACCACACCGACGAGCACGCCGTCCGCGCCCGGCCTCGTCGCCGCCGCCGAGCCGACCTATGTGCGTCACTCCATCTGCCGCACGGCCGGATGCGACAACTACGATGTGCCGATCGGCTGCGTGGACATGGAAGCCGACGTCCTCTGTGGACCGTGCGGCGTGCTCATCACCGATTTCGATTAGAGGAGACAACGATGCCTAGCACTTTCAGCCCGGACCCGAATCATCTGCTCGGCGGTGCCGGCACCGCCGCGCAACAGTCTGCGCGAGCGAGGCAGGTCGCCGACCCGGGCGGCGACGGATGGGACAGTCTCGCGTCGACAGCGGTCGCCGGCACGCCGGACTCGTGGGGTCCGGCCGGCGCGGCCGCCCCGTCCAATCTGGCGGAGTGTGCCGGTGTGACCGCGACGCCGGCCACGGCGTGGATCGCGCCGACGTACGTGATCCTGCGTGACGGCTCGTCGCATGTGCATTGGACGGGCACCGCGTGGGCGGCCGGCAGCGGCACCGGGCTCGCCGAGGACGAGCCGGCCGGCCGGGCGGCGAAGACAACGAAACGCGAGGCATAGCCCGAAGACGATGGGAGCGCCCCGCCGGACCAGGATCGGCGGGGCGCTCCACTGTGGCGCTACGCGGCGACGCCACCCCTTGAGACGTCAGCCTCGCGCGCCAGCCGGCGTAGCTCGTCGAGCATGCGGGCCACCGCGCGTGCCCGTGGCTCGTCGAGCTGGAGCGCCGGCTCCGCCGGGACACCGACGTACGGCCGTAGCCGCTCCGGATCCATGATCATCCGCACCGTCTCCCCGCCCTCTAGCTGCCCGCACGATCCACGGTACGGCGGGCGAGCACCGCCCCGGGCCTGATCGGCGCTCTCCGTGGCTCTCAGGGCCGCTGGCGGGGCCGCCCACGCGAAACGCCCCGGCCGCCGTGATGGCGACCGGGGCGCTCCCGGGTTGTGGATCTCTAGTCGAGCCGGTGGTCGCACACCGGGCACGGCTGCCCGTCCACGCCGACCCGATCCCCGCACCGGCACCGGTGACACAGCCGGCACGCCGAACCTGCCAGCCACAGCGACGAGCAGCCGCCGCACACCCACGCCGCCCCGATGTAGCGCAGCGCGTCGTCCAACGTCAGCGGCCGCGCCGCCGCCGCCTGCTCGTCGAGCAGCGCCAACGCCAGCTCCCGGCCCGTGATCGTCTCCAGCGGCCGGCTCACGCGTCGCCGCCCTTCGTGTAGAAGCGCGTGAAGATCGCCTCGCCGCGAAGCCGCGCACCCTTACCCACCGGCCGCACGTAGAAGCCGCCCGGCACACACTGCCGCACGATCGTGCGACGCTTCGCGGCCGGCGTCGTCGGGCTATCCCACAGCGCGGACAGCTCATCCACATCGGACGGCTTCAGCCGCTCCCGGCGCACCGTCTCATGCAACCCGTCCCGTTCGGTCAGCAGCGCAGACAGGCGGGCCTCCGCGTCGACGAGCTGCACCACGAACCGCTCACGCCGCGACGGGTGCGTCGCCGCGTCACGCTGCCGCTCCTTGTTGTCGATCGCCAACTCCGCGTCCGCGATCAGCTTGTCCAGCTCGACGAGCCGGTCGTCGTGCCCGACGTGCGCCAGCAGCGCCATGTTGTCGCCGGCCACGATCGCCTTGCCGGTGAGGAACGACGCGTGTTCCTCCACGGCCCGGCCGTCCACAGTGACGCCACGGCAGCCGCGCGGCGGGCACTTGTACCCGTACCGCCGCTCGCCGGTGTCCGCGTACACACCCGACTGTGCGGTGCCCACCAACAGCGTCTCGCACGGCGTGCCATCGTCGCGTGTGCCGCCGCACCACACCGTCCCCGACGCGTAGTAGCGGGACACCTTGTCGCCCCGCTGGCGGCCCCGCTGCCGCTTCGACACCACATTGTCGAAGGCGTGCCACTGCGGCAACGTCACGATCGGGCCGTCGACGCTGACGATCGTGCCGACGATGTGACCGGCGTGTATGAGCAGCCCCGCATGCCGCGCCAGCGTGAGACACGCCCGCACGTTCTGCGAATGCCACCGAGGGTGCCGGCGCGGCAACACGCCATCCTCATTCCACCGGCGCGCCACTTCACCCCACGTGCCGCCGTCGGTGATCCGCACGATGCCCCATGCGATCGCGGCGCGCTCCACGGCAAGCTGCGCGTCGTCGACGTCGGCGACGTTCCACCGATGCCCGAACGGGGCCGCCCCGTTGCGGCCGTTGCCGGCGAGCCGGCGCGCGTGGTTGCCGCGCCGGATCTTCCGCGACTTAATTGCGCTGTCATGTTTCGCTGCGCTCACGCGCCCTTCCAAGTCGCGCGTGTCGTCCGGCCGGCTCGTGTTGTACGAACGGTCCGCGTCCAAGTCGAAGACGGTGAAGCCGACGTCGCGACCATGGTTACGTTCGAACGCGCGGATCATGTCGACGAGCTGTCCCGTCTGGCGCATCATCCGGTCCACCATCACGGACCGGACGCCGGCCACGGTGCCGGCCGCGACTCTCGCTACGACGGCGTCCCATCCGGGGCGCGGCCCGTCGTCCTTCCACGCCGACCGGTTGGTGTCCATGAACGTGTCGCCGAGCCGGACGTCTCGGCCGAGCATGTCCGTCAGCAGGTAGAAGATCTGCACGATCGGCTTGTCGTTGTCGCTGCCCGTATTGACGTGCGAGATCCGGCCGTACACGTCTTCGATCGGAGCGTCCGCATAGGACGGATCCGCGTCGCGCTTGCGCAGCTCGGCGACGAGCCGTTCGACTTCGTGAGCGAAATTCATGATCAGCAACCTTCCGGACGTAGTGCGCGGACGGCGTCGGCGGCAGCCGAATCGCCGGTGACGGCCTCGTTGATGAGCGCGCGCTTGTGCAGCGCGTTCCATCGCTCGCATTCGCGACTGGGGATCGACGTGGCCACGGACACGGCGACCGCGACGGCGGCGACTGCCAGGATCGCCACGTGCCAGCGAGTAAAGCGCCAGCTCATGCCGTCGGCTCCCATGCCACGGAGTAGCGGCTGTCGCCGAAGCGGCCCGCATCCTGCCGCTGCTGCGGCACGGGCACCGCTTCGCCGTCCAGCTCGCGGCGCAGCGCGTCGTGGCCGTCGACGACGAGCGTCGTCGTCTCGTCGTGCCAGCCGGACAGCCGGCCGATCGGGTTGCCGGGCTCGATCGTGATGTCGGGCACCTGCCGCGTCCGCGTGATCTTGTATCGCATGTATGGTTGCCTATCTGTGCTGGTAGGGGTTGTCGGTCCAAGTCGAGTATGCCAAACGGCAAGTGCGACTTGGACCTACTAGGCAAGTCACAGTCTCGTAACGCTTGAAACCCGTTGCGGCACAACGGTTTGCCGCGAGGCTATTCATCGAAGTTCCTAAAGCGTGGGACAGCCGAGCCGCCCGGATCGTCACGTCCGGGCGGCTCAAGCGTTGATCCAATTGCGGACGGCCGTCGCGCCCCCGTGGCGGCCGTTCCGCTCGTCTTTGTCGATGCCCCCGTGCGGCGACGCGCGTCGATGCTCCGTACGCGCGTTCCACAATGGACGGCCGGGCTTCTGAGTCCGGCCCGGCCGTGCCGCACGGACGCGTGCATTCCTCACGTCTAGGCGTCCAATCCCACCCGTCACACGCGTCACACGCGCGCGCAGCCGTTGCGCACACCGCACGTTGCGGCCCGTAGCCGGCCGGCGTAAACCGGATCCCGTTGCTGTCGAACACGACGCACGGGGGGATCCGATGCCAAAGACAGTCGAGTTGGACGACTACGCCCGCGACGCGTACAAGTCCTATGTAGAAGAATCCGAAACGATCGCCGCCGCCGAGCAGCGCCGCGAGAAAGCCAAGCAGGCGCTCATCACGTTCCTGTCGATGGCTGACGCCGACGAAGCGCAGCTCGACGGCGAGCCGGTGCTGGAGCTGTCCACAGTGCGCGGCAGCCGCTTCGACGTGAAACGGCTAGAGGCGATCGAGCCGTTCAAATACCGCGAATACCTGCGCAGCTACGTGTACACGCGGCTCACGCGCGTACACCGGGCCGTGTCATGATCCGGCCCCGGCCGCGTGATCCGGCCGTGTCCGTCGACGCCGACTGGCCCCGCCGCATCGACAGCGAATCCGTGCGGATCCACCAGATCAAACCCACACCCGAGCCGTGCATCGCCTGCGAGCGGATGGTTTACAAGCGGATCGTGTTGACGAGCATCGTCGTGCACTTCGACACCGCGCTCTACTACGACGGCACGTACTACTACAACCGGCGGCACCGATGCCAGACACCGTGACACTGCGCGCCCCGGCCGCCGTCGACGCCCGGCCGCCAGCCGACCCGGAGGCGTACGCGCTCGAAGCGGCGCTACGGTCGCTCGTCCACATCGGAGCCATCACCAGCGCGCGCAGCAAACAACGCGCCATCGGCGCATCGCAAGCCGGTGAAGTGTGCCGCCGCAAACTCGCGTTCAAAGTCGCCGGCATACGGCCATCCAACGTGCCCGACCCGCTGCGCGCGCTCGTCGGCAGCGGCACACATCTGGCGCTCGCCGGGATCATCCTCGCGCTTGACGGCATGTCCGGCCGTTTTCTCGTCGAGCATCCCGTCCGCTATCGGGGCGTGCCCGGCACCGTCGACCTGTTCGACCGTCTAACGGGGACAGTCATCGATTGGAAGACAACCACGCTCGCGAAGGTCAAGCGTGTGCAGCAGTCCGGCCCGCCGAGCGCGTACGTGACGCAGCTACAGATCTACGGTGCCGGGCTTGTCGCCGCCGGGGAGATGGTGCGCGCGCTCGCGCTCGCATACCTGCCCACCGACGGCACGCTCGATGACATGTGGGTCTGGCGCACGACACTGGATCCGCGCGTCGCCGACGAGGCCGTGAACGGGATCAACGCGCTCGTCGGGGCCGAGCTGGAGACGGTCGCCGCGATTGATCCGTCCACGGTGGAGGCCTCGCCATCGGCGCTGTGCCGGTGGTGCCCGTATTACCTGCCCGGCCATCCTGCACAGCGCACGAGCTGTCCGGGCGCGAGCGGAGGCTGACCGATGGATCGCGAACTAGCGGAGGAATACACGATCACGGTCGGCACTATTGCCGGCGCGACGTGGCGACAGATCATGTTAGGCAAGGCAATGGGTGTACCCGATGCGCTCGGCATATCGACTCGACGTTGTCGTCGATTGCCGCGATAACGTCTCTCATCGGTGCCATGGCGGCGGCGACGAGCCGAAGCCGATCCCGCGACACATACGCTTGACACACGTAGTGGGGTCGCAGCGCGCCGTCGGTCGCGATTTCGCGTCTGCGCTTGTCGTACTCAGTGGCGCGCCCGTAGCGCGAGCGCACGCGGATCGTGAATGTGTCGAAGCTGTTGTCTGTCCATTGGACACGCGACGCCAATCCGTACATGTGGCCGTCGACGCCGATCACCCAGTTATCGATGCCGGACCTTATATCCAGCTCGCGTGCGAACGCGTTCGAGTTAACTGTCTCAACAGGAACGACGCCGCCGAATCGGATGCCTATCTCCGGCCAGACCAGTCCGAGGAAGTCTGCGCTGGATTTGTGGATGCCGGGGGCTTGATGCCGCCGAATGCGGACGGCACGCAGGGATGGGCCGTCCCATGGCGCGACCTGATCGATCGGTGCGTACCGATCACTATTTGGCAGCCACATCCGCACGACTTTCGAAAGGGGTTACTCATGAACTATCCGCTCCGTAAGCCCGACCCGCCCGCCGTATACGACGGGCTCCAGCATGCCGGCGAAGTGTGCCTCTGGGTGCATGGCGGGTTCCATCCACAAGTGACAACGAAGGAGTACGGCGTGCAGCCGGCCGTGCGCGGCACGATTCTCATGCTGTCGGGGCGTTCGACCGGTGTCGCGTTCGACAACGTGATGTTGTGGCGCAAGTCGGCCGGGCAGTTCGCCGACATGGACGGCGGCGAGGTAGCGCTGTGCCGCATCGCGAAGACGAGCAACGGCAAGGGCGTTGTGTACGAGCCGGGCGCTGGTTTCGATGAGCAGATGGCGCAGCAGTGGATCGCCGGCAACGGGCCACGGCTGGAGCAGCTCCGCACCGACGCGGTGCGCGTGTACCGGGAGGAATGCGAACGGCCGGAGAATGGCCCGGCCGCGCCGGCCCGGCAGTCGACGCCGCCGCTGGACGGCGGCACGAAGCCGCTCGACAAGGATCAGCCGCTGCCGCTCGACGAGCCACCGTTCTAAGGAGACGATCGCGATGCACACATTCCAACTTGTCCGGGACGACGACGTCACCGGCGTGAGCGGCACCGGTGTCGTGGCTGACGGTGTCGTGTTCGACGACGATGTGACGGTGATCCGCTGGCGCGGACAGGATCGGTCCACAGCGGTGTGGTCGGACATTCTCGCCGCGCAGCGCGTGCACGGGCATGACGGCCGGACCCGTTTCGTGTTCGAGGACGGGATGGAGCTGGCATGAGCCCCGAGGAGCTGATCCATTTCGCGGACCGGATCGCGATGATCGGCGTCTACGAAGGACTGTGGTGGGCGATCGAGCGCGGCAAAGGCGATCCCGACGGGCTGCGTGTCCGGCTCGACGACGGGACGCTGGCCATTGTGGTCGGCCGGTGCGACGGCTGGCCCGAGCCGATGCCATGGTCGTTCAACGATTGCCCGTACATCTACGCCGCACACACGCATCGCAGCGACACGCTGCGATGGAAGCACGGCGACATTGTCCACAGCGAAGCCTGCGCGTTGGCGCGAGCGTGACGAGCGCCGGGCGCGCCCCCGACACAGCTGCCCGCAACAGCACGGGCGCGCCCGGCCTCCCGATGGCGTGGCACCGACAGACCGAAGACGAAATCGCGGCCGCACACGAGTACGGATTCCTGTGTGGACTGCGGGCGGCCAGCGCGGCCATGGACCGCGCGCTAGCGGAACCGGTGGAAGGCATGGGCGGCAGCGCGAAACAGATCGTTCAGCGACTCATCCGTGTGATGGATATCGAAGTCGCTCGGGCTAGTCATGAGTAACCCGTTCGCCGTCGGCACCGAAGAATGGGCGGCGTGGGAAAGCGCCGAGCTAAGCGAGACGGACGAGCTGCTCCAACACTCCGGCGTGCGAGCGTCCACAGTGAAGCCGCGCCGCGTCCGGTGGGCATGGAAGGGCCGGATACCGTTCGGCAAACTGTCCAGCGTGGAAGGCGATCCGGGCGACGGCAAATCGTTGATGACGTTGGATCTGGCGGCCCGATGGTCGAGCGGTCGGCCGATGCCGGACGGCTTCGAACATGACGGCCCGTATCACGTGATCATGATCAGCGCCGAAGACGACGAAGAAGACACGATCGTGCCGAGGCTGCAGGTGGCGCAAGCCGCGCTCGACAACGTCACGCTCATCACTAGCGGGGCTATGCCCGAGCTGCCGTTCACGCTCGGTGCCGACCTGTCCATGTTGGAAGCGGTGATCGTGGCCACCGGGGCCCGGATCGTGGTGCTCGACCCGCTGTCAGCGTTCCTCGCGTCCGATGTGGACAGCCACAATGATCTGTCGGTGCGGCGGGCGCTGTGGCCGCTGAAGGCGCTCGCGCAGCGCACCGGCGTCGCCGTGATCGTCGTCCGGCATCTGAACAAGGGCGGCACCGGAGTGAAGGCGATCTATCGAGGCAACGGATCGATCGCATTCATCGGCGCGTTCCGATGCGGCTTCGCCGTAGCCCGCGATCCCGACGAGCCGGACGGGCGGCTGCTCGCCGCCGTCAAATCCAACATCGCGCGGCTCGCGCCGACGATCATGTTCCGGATCGAGTCCACACCGGACGGGGAGACGCCGTACATCGCGTGGGGCGGCGTGTCCGAGCTGACCGCACAGCAGGCGCTCGACGGGCCGAGCCGGCGCTCCACCGTGGACGACGGCGAGACCGTGGAGGCGCGCGTGCGCGCCATGGAACGGGAGTTTCTGCTCGACGTGCTCGCCGACGGGCCGAAGACGTGGAAGGAGATCGTCGCGCTCGGCAAAGACGACGGATTCAAGGAGCGGACGCTCGAACGGGCCCGCGCCGACGCCGGGCTGATTAAGCTCATCGGTGTCGATGGAAACGCGTCAACTAGGTGGGCGCGGCCGTCCACATCGGACGACGAAAACGTGCAAGTTGCACGGCCATTACGCCACTTCGCCACCGATTTGGGTACTAAGGCTATAGCCCCAAACACGTGGCGAAGTGGCGAAGTGGGATCCGAGCCGCTGTCCCCAATGGATAGAGACGCGGCGATCGATAACGCGCCACGGCGATGTTACGAATGTGACTCAAGTGACGCGATACGTTTCTACGCTCCATGGTGGACAGTCGCGTGTATCGATCACGCGCCGAGCCCGAACGGGGCCGGCCCGTGAACCGTCGCGACCCCGTCATGACGTTCCGGCAGCTCGTCGACGCGCTCGGCGTCGACAAGATCTGGCAGGAGCCCGAACGGCCCGCTGAGACGGCCGTGGAGCCACGAACGGATCAGGTTTGGTATTGGGTACTGGCCGGGGTCCGGTGGCGCTCGTGCGGCTGCCGCCACGCCGGCCGAACACACCGGGAGGAATCATGAGAGATGTTCGCTTCGAGCCGGCACAGGTGGAGCTGCCACCGTCCGAAGAGGACGACGTCGGCTCGCCGATGGCCGACGGCGGCCGGGCCGCCGTGCTCAGTGGCCACGCGTCCGGCACCGACTGGCTCGTGTGGGACTGGAGCCGGCAGATCGACGAGCGGCTCGACGGCCTCGCGTACGACGTGTACGAGACGGCCGAGCAGTCGCGCCGGCTCGCCGTGATCGTCATCGCCGCCGTCTTCGTGTTCGTCGTGGCGCTGTCCATTGTGATCGGCGTGATCCTGCTGTGAGCTACGCGACCGCGAAAGGCTACCGGGCCGAACGGGCCGTCGAGCTGTGGCTCGCCGCCAACGGGTACGCCACCTACCCGGCGGCCCGGCCCTACCCACGGCCGTCTGACTTCGCCGATCACCAGGGCCTGCCGCTGGTGCTGTCCACGAAGGACAGACGCGACTGCACGCTCTCCAAGTACGTCGACGAGCTGGAGACGATCGTGGACCGGTCGCCGTACGCGACCGGGGCCGTCATCCACAAGCGGCCCGGCCGTGGCTCGCCAAACCAGTGGTACGTGACGATGTCCGGCCGGTTGTGGCTGCCACAGCTCGCCGCATTCGTACGCGAACACGATTCGCGTACGTCACCCGAACGTGGCCGCATCGTTGAGGGATAGGGCGGCCACAGCACAACAGCCCGGCACCACGAGGGAAGCACAATGGACACACAGCGGATCCATCCGCCAATGCACAGCATCGCGCGGTACGTCACGCTCTACCGCGCCCGCGACGTCAAGCCCTACCAGTGGGACAGCGTCCGCGACACCTACCATCGGTCCACCGTGGAACTGATCCGCGCCCGGCACCGGCTGCTCCGCGTGGCCCGAGCCTACGGGCGGGAGCTGCACGGCCGGATCCGCGCCGTCGACGAGCACGCCGCCGGGGCCGTCGCGTACGTGCTGCTCGACGACGGGCAGCCGTCCGATGTGGTGCGGCGCTTCTTCCTGCTCGACGACGAGACCGTCGGCGACGACGACCCGCGCACCGCTATGCGGCGGGCGCTCGCCGAGCTGACACCGGCCGACGGTCCACAGCGGACAATGGGGATCATGCTTAAAGCGTGGGGTCTGTGGGTTACCGGCTCGACGGCCCGGCAGCTGTCGTGGCGCGACGATCAGCCGATCCCGCGCGTCGCCGGATGGCCGAGCTTCTCGATCCCGACTCCTATCGAGAGTCCACAATGAACGTTCCCGGCCGTCATCATGTGGAGCGCAAAGCTGGGGGTTGCAGCGCGCTCGACGGTCGGGGCGGCGTGGCCGGCGCGGACGGGGACTCCGCGCCGGCCACGTACCGGGTCCGGCTCGTGTACGAAGTGGAGGGATGTTCGGATCCGCTCGATGCGCTGATCGCGTTGATCGCCGCTGTCCATACCGACATGCGGATCCGGCTCGTCGATAGTGGAGTGATCTAGATGCGATTCGTCTGCAAGGAATGCACGTCCGGCGAGCACTGCGGCGAGCCGGGCGGCACACGCACCACCTGGTGCGACTGTCAACATAGGAGGATCCATGTTCGAGTTCTTCGACGCGCTGCCGACGGCGACGCTGCTCGCTGATTCGCCGTCACCGGCACCGCACGGCGCGCCATCCGGGCAGCCGAGCACCAGCACCACAACGAGCACCAGCCCGCCGCCGCCCACCGACAGCGGCACGCTGCCCAAGACCGGGCCCGACGTCGTCGTGTTCGTGCTCATCGCGGCCGCGCTATTGCTCGCCGGCGCGAGCCTGCTCGGCGCGTTCCGCCGCCGCCGGGCAGCCGAAGACGCCTAGGGAGGAATCCACAATGGAAAGCTGGGCCGCCGTCGCGGCGATCATCGTTGTGCTGCTGTTGGCGATCGCGGCATGGCTGCGCTGGCGCGTAAAGCCGCGCGGCGGCCCGGCCCCGCACCGACGCGACGTCGGATGCATCGGGCCGAACGATCCTGTCCTACGTGGATCGTCGAGCTACATCACCGACGCGTCCGCATGGTTCGCCGACCAGCTGCTCGCGTTGGAGCCCGGCACCCAATGGGGCGGCACATACGCATCGAAACCTGGCTATCACAACACGCGAAGCCAAAACGCGTCGAACAACTATTCCGTTGTGGACAGTCCCGACAAAGGCGGGCCCGGCAACAAAGCCGCCGGGTACGACTGGACATTCCCCGAAGCGCAGTCCGGCAACTATGCGCGCATCGCCACCTACACGAGCCGGCTGCTCGCATCCGCACAAGACGTCAACGACCCCCGGCTCGACGGCTGGCGCGAATTCTACGGACAAGCCGACGTCGACACCTATGTAGAGGGATGGGATTGTCGGTACGGCTATGCCTGCACATCGGACAGCTCCCACCTGTGGCACATCCACCTGAGCGAATCGCGCGATCAGGTGGAAAGCGTAACCAACAAAGAAGCGATGCTGTCCGTCCTACGTGGAGACACCGTCGCGCAATGGCTCGGATCGGCGAATGGAGACGGGGCCGTGATACTCAACTGCCCATACGACAGCGACCGGCTAGACATCTTCTACGTCGCCCCGGACGGCAACGTCAAACACAACTGGTACGCCGACGGCGGCATGAACGCACTGTGGAACGGCACCGGCAAATCGGAGACGCTCGGCGGCGTGATCGTGCCCGGCACGCTCTCCGCCGCGTGGGATCCACTAGGGACAACCGTCAACATCATCGGCCTGGGCGCGCCAGACGACGAGGCGACACCCCACGGGGCCGGACAGTACTGGGGTTTCACACTGTCGAAAGGCGGCGGCAAAAGCGGATGGGGCTCGCTCACCGGCGTGTACGGGCAGCTCCCCGCCGCGTCCGTGGCGCGCACCCACCGGGCCGAGCCGCCCCCGTCGCCGTGGCGGCAACCGTCCACATGGCTGCTCGTCGCCGCCGTGCTCATTCTCGCCGTGTCGCTCGTGTCGCTGTGGATCCGGTAGACCTGCGCCCGCCACGGCTGCTGCTCGGGCTGTTCGTGGCGCTGCTCATCGAAGCGGTCGTCGCGCTAACCGTCATCGTCACGCTCACCATCGTGATGATCGTCGAAGGGTTCCACTGTGGATGAAAACGTGGGCACCGAATGCCGAAGCTGGGCCCACCTGTGGCGGCCACTGCGCGCGTGGAAGATACGTGGCGGCTTCGAAGAGCACCGCGAATGCGCGCAGTGTGAATCGGTGTGCATCCGGCTGCTCGACACGCGTGGCTACCAAGTCAGCCGGCGCATCGTCTACGCCGACGGCTACCTGCGGCGCGGCATGGGCCGGCTGTCCGAGGACGACCGGGCCGAGCTGCGGCTCGCCGACATCCGGCAACGAGCGAAGTGGGAGCAACCGTCCACATGAGACGACAACAGATCATCGAGACGATCGAATGCGATCAGTGCGGCGGGGAAGTCGACGCGGCCGACGCCGTCGGCTACACCGTCGAGATAGGACGCGCAGGCATGCACGGCGGCGCGACGATCCGGCGCACCATCGACCTATGCCCCGCCGACGTGCGGCCCGTCGCCGAACTGCACGAGCTGCTACGCCGCATCTCACCCAACGGCGACTCGGGTCGCAGCGCTCCGAAGAGGACACCGACACGCTGCCCCGCATGCGACGACGAAGTGATGGACATCTACCTCGCTTCACACATCGGTCGCAAACACAAAGTGGAAGTACGGCAGCCGCCCCAATGCCCCGACTGCGACACGGCGATCGCCAGCCGGCAAGGCATGCTCGTACACCGTCGCAACTTCCACAACTACGATCACGTCGCCGCGCTGCTCGCCACGTTACCGAAAGCGGAGCGTGCTCGTTGAACACAATGGACGGCACGGCCGTGGCAGCCGACGCTGTTCAGTGTTTCCCCATTGAATGCGAACGGCCCCGATCGACGAGTCTGACGCCGGATCACGATCGGGGCCGTTCCCCGCAACCACACCGGATCGTTGAACACAGTGGACGGGGTCGCGCAGTCATGGCACGAGACTCGATCGGCAGCGGCCCCGTCCACCTTGACGGACGGGGAAACGTCATGACACAACCCGCATACGGGATCGCAGCCATCATCACCGACGGCACACTCCGCGCGTTCTGCTCGCTGTGTCCATGGTGGAGCACCGACGTCGGACGCTCCCACGGTGTGCTCGACTACCAGAAGTCCAGCTATGCGCGGGCACGCGGCGAGCTGACCCGCCACATCCTCACGCCACGCCACGTCGAGCGGATATCCAAGGTGGACGCATGAGCGCCGACCTTGAACGCAGACTCTCGATCGTCACGTCGATCGCGACGCTCATTCTCATCCTGCTGATCATCGCGCTGTTCGCGTACGTGATCGTGGCCCGGCCGTCGACCATCATCGGCCCGCAACCCGACCCGCTGCCCACCGTCTACACCGACGACGAGCCGACATGGGATCCGAACTGGATCCCCGACATGCCGTGGAACGAGCCATGACACAAGCGCTATGGCATTGCGTCGAAGGCGACTGCCGCGAGCTGGCAACAGCATGGCTCACGTTCACAGTGGACGGGCAGCGCGCGTCGTACCCGTTCTGCGACACGCACGTCGCCATCATCGTCGGCCGTGCGAAGAGGCGACGGCCCGACGTGCCCATCGAAGACAAGCGACGGCAAGGGAAACTGTGGACATGAGCAATCGACGCAAGCCATCCACCGACTACTGCGTTGAGCCCGGATGCACGGCGCAAGCCACGATCACCGCCAGAGGGTTCGACAACAGCGGCCTGATCGTCGAGACGTGGCGGCTGTGCGACACGCACGCCACCGAATACACGCGTCGCACAGGCGGCCGCATCTACGGCGACGCGCGCTGCAACTGCGGCCGCATCGATCATGTCATCAACCGGGCCGGCCGCATCAAGACGGCTGACCTGTGAGCGGCGACGCGCAGCTCGACGGGCTGATCGCGAAGCTATTCGCGATCGTCAACATCGTCCTGGCAGCGTGGATGATCGCGCGAATGTCCGATTAGGACCGGCCCGCTTCTTTGACGGCGCGAAGCGGCGCAACCGCCGTGAAAGCTGAGATATTTTCGCACCCTATTGGACGGTTTTGATTCGTGATACTCGATGGATTGCACGCCGGTGCCGTTCGGCTCCGGTTGGCGAATGTCCAATCGCCACGGTGACGGCATCATCATCGTCACGTGGTATCAGATCGTGGACAACGACGGCGACGGGGCCGCCGACGGCTGGATCCACGCTTCGATGAGCCGCCGCGAGCGCGTGCCGTCCTACGAGGACTTGAAGCAGCTACACCGGGCGGCGTTTCCTGGCTGGGCTTACAGCGTGTGGGCACCGCCGAGCGAGCACGTCAACGAACATGAATTCGTCTTGCATCTGTTCGGCCCGACGGACGGGCAGCGTCGGCTGCCAGACTTCACGTTTGGCATGCACACGATCTAGCCCGGCGGCCGGCCGCCGCCGTCGGACAGCATGATCAGCACGAATACGCCGATCAGCAGCACCAGCAGCCACCCACCTAGATCGATCACAACGCGAGTCTAATTCGGACAGTGCTCTAGCATTGTCCACATGGGACGGACAGCGCGCCCGGACGGCCGCCCCGTCAACGGGCCAAACGTCAAACGCTACAACGCCGCCGTGTTCGCGGCGTTCGGCTCCACCTGCCACCTGTGCGGGCGGCCCGGTGCCGACACCGTTGACCACATCGTGCCCACCAGCCACGATCCGGCGCGCCGGTGGGATGTCGACAATGGACGGCCCGCGCACCGCTCGTGCAACTCGGCGCGCGGCGACAGCCCGGCACCGGCCGAATACCACGCGGAGCGCTGGTGAGCGTCCGCGCCGCGCTCGAACGCGGCCACCGGGACGCGATCGAGCAGCTCGCCGGCCAGCTCGCCGCAGAGATCGACGCCGCCGAGTCGCACCGGGACCGGCTGCCGCTGGTGCGCGCCTTCCTCGCTACGGTGGCGCAGCTTGAGGCGATCGACGCGGCGGCCCGCCGGCACGCGGTCACGTCGGTGGTGCCGGCCACTGTGGAGCCAGTCGACGAGCTGCTCGCGCGAAGGGTGCAGCGCCGTGCCCGCCGCTAGCCTGATCGGCGCGCAGCGGGCCACCCGCCGCATGTTGCCGCGCGGCCGGGCCGACGGCGACGCCGCCGAGCTGGCCCGGCTCGCCGGCCTGCCGCTGGATCCGTGGCAGGACGAGATCATCACCGAATCGTCACGTTCCACATCGGACACGTGGGCCGCGTTCGAAGTCGTGGCCATGGTGCCGCGCCAGAACGGCAAGTCGTATCTGGTGCCGGCGCGGGCGCTCGCCGGGGCGCTGCTGTACGGCGAGAAACTGATCCTCTATTCGGCGCACGAGTACCGCACCGCGCAGGAAACCTGGCGGCTCATGCGCGACGTCTGCGAAACCGATGCGATCGCCAAGCACGTCAAGCGGGTCCGCGTCACGGCCGGCGGCGAGCAGATCGAATTCCACAATGGAGCCCGTTTCAAAATGATCGCCCGCACGCGCACGTCCGGGCGCGGCTTCAGCCCCGACTGTCTGATCATGGATGAGGCGTTCGCCGTGTCGGCCGACGTGATGGCCGCGCTGCTGCCGTCCGTGGCCGCGCGCCCCAACCCGCAGGTGTGGTACCTGTCGTCGGCCGGCACATACGAGTCCGAAGTGTTGATGTCGCTGCGTCGTCGCGGCCACAGTGGAGCGTCGCCGCGCCTCGCGTATTGGGAATGGTGCGCCGACGAAACGGACGACTACCGGGACCCGCGCGTACACGCAGCCACGAATCCTGCCTACGGCCGCCGGCTCATGCCGGACGCGGTGCTGCGCGAGCTGGACTCGCTGTCTCGTCGCACGTTCGCACGCGAACGGCTCGGCGTGTGGAGTGAGTCCACAGCGGACACCGTGCTCGACGAAGACACCGTCAACGCGCTCACCGTGGATGTGCCGGCCCCGCCCACGGACGGCCGCCCCATCGGGTGGGGATGCGACGCGGCATGGGATCGCACCAGCGCCGCGATCGCCGCCGCCTTCCACGGTGACGACGGCCGGCCGGTGCTCGTACTTGTCGACGCGCGGCCCGGTGCAGGTTGGCTTCCCGAGCGGCTCGGGGATCTCGCCGCCCGGTACACAGTGGACGGTGTGGCGTTCGATGCGCGTGGCGGGCTCGTCGATCTCATGGATCAGGCGGAGCGGCTGCACGACGTGGCGCAGTTGCCGCTGAAGTTCGGCGCGTACCCGTCCGCGTGCGCGGCGCTGGCGCAGCGCGTCACAGACGGCGGGATCCACTTCGGACGTTCGCCGCTGCTGCTCGCCGACGCGATCCACGCGACGGCGGCGGCGCTGCCGGCCGGATGGGTTTGGGATCGCAAGGTTGCCACGCCGCCGACGCATCTGATCGCAGCGACGGCCGCGCTGTGGGCTTTGGAGCACAACGACGGCGGCGGGGTAGCCGTCTACTAGGGAGGCACCGATGGGACTGTTCAGGCGCGCCAACGCCGGCTCGACGGTGCCGCCCAACCGGCTGCCGCCCGGCGCGGCGCTGGAGCCCGGCGGCCGGCGTCGTGTCGGCCCCGGCGGCGGCAGCTGGTGGGGCGGCGGCCCGCGCTGGTTTGTTGGCGGCAGCCGTGGCCCGACGAATGTCGAGATTGGACGGCCGGGCGATTTCGTTGACGGCGGCGACGGCACCGCACAGCCCGGCGACGCGGGCTTTCCGACGGCGGCCCGATGGCCGGGCTACCCGTCACAGTGGACACCGCCGTACTACGACACCGGCGGCGGGTTCACCGGCGGCTACGGCTACCCGGGCGGCACGTCGATAGGTTGGTCGGGCGGCCCGTTCAACGGTGGCACCGGCCTGATCGGGCGCGTGTCCACAGTGTTCGCATGCACCGACCTGATCTCGCGCACGCTCGCCACGATGGGGATCAAGGCGATGCAGAACGGGCAGCCTATCCCGCCACCCGACTGGGCCGACAACCCGGAGCCGGAAATCTACACGTCCATTGTGGAGGCGATACAGGCGCTCGTTAACTCGCTGCTGCACCGTGGCGAAGCCCTCGTCGCACCCACAGCCCGCGATCCGGTCACCGGCGACGTGGCTAGGTGGGTTGTCATCAACCCCGACTATGTCGACATCGAAGCCGGCGCGGACGGCCTGCCCCGCTACTCGTTGGGTGGGATCCCCATCGCACGGGGCGACATCCTCCACATTAGATATCAGACGTGGCCCGGCAACGTGCGCGGCGTCGGCCCGCTCGAATCGTGCTGGCGCAACGTGATCAGCGCCGACGCGATGCAATCGTGGGGCACGCAGCTCGCCACCGACAACGGCATCCCCACGGCGGTGCTGCAGTCGGAGACGAAGCTGACGAAGGATCAGGCCGCCGCCGTGAAAGCGTCATGGGCCGAAGCGACAATGTCGCGCGGGATCCTGCCCGCAGTCCTCTCTGGAGGGTTGACGTATTCGCCGCTGAACTTCAAACCCGAAGACGTCGGCCTGATCGCGCTCCGCGAATTCGACGAGGCCCGCATCGCATCCACGTTCGGTGTGCCGCTGTGGCTTGTCGGCCTGCCCGTCAACGACGGGCTCACGTATTCCACTGTGGAAGGTAACTTCGAATACTTTTGGCGGGCCACGCTGCGGCCGATCGCGTACAACATTTCGTGCGCGTTCTCCGGGTGGGCTTTGCCGCGCGGGGTGACGATGCGGTTCGAGTCGGAGCAGGTCACCGGGCCGTCCATTGGGGACCGCGCCACGATCTACCAGACGCTGATCGGGGCAGGCGTGATCACCCCACCGGAGGCGCGGCTCATGGAGCACCTGCCGCCCGAGCCGGTGACGGACCCGACGCTTATCGGCGGCTACCGAAACGAAGGGATCTAGGCGATGGGCGTTCGATACGTGCGCGCGTTCGACGACGCGTTCACAGTGGAAGGTGATGGCCGCACCGTCATCGGCCGGATCGTCCCCTATGGAGAGACGATCGACTTCTACGACATGTGGACCGGCGAGATGAAGCGGGAGCGTTTCGTGCCCGGCGCGTTCGCGAAACAGTCGTCGCCGGGCGCGTGGTCCCGCGTGCGGCTCGCGCACGAACACGACGACGGCTTCACGAACAACCTGGGTTACGGCCGCTCCATTGAGGACCGCGAGGACGGCGCGTACGCCACGTTCCGGCTGTACGAGCCGGACGCAGTCAAAACCCGCGAGATGATCGAACACAGCCATGGCGGGTTGTCGCTCGAATTCGAGCCGCGCGGCCGTGAACAGACCGACGCTGACGGTGTCGTGGTCCGCGACAACGTTCATGTGCATCGCGTCGGCATCACACCCGATCCGGCGTACCGTGGCGCGAAGGTTCTCGGTGTCCGCGAGTCCGATGTGGAGCGAGCGCCGACGCCGCTGCTGGATGATGTGCGGGCAATGCTCGCGGAGCTGCGGCGGGGCGCGCCGTGAGGACTGGCAGGCTCGATGTCGAAGTGTTCACCGGCGCGCAGTGGACGGTCGACGTGCAGCTCGTCAAGCCCGGCACGCCGGTGGCTGTGGAGACTGCGTTGCCGGGGCGCTGGTATCTCGATGGCGTGCCGGTGCCTGTCCACAGTGTCCGGGACATGGGCAACGGCTGGGTGGCGCTGCAGCTCGGCGACGGGCTGTACGGCGAGCCGTCCACGCAGATCCCGGTCGGCTCGCTGATCGCGCCAGCCGAGCCGGTGGTCGCGCTCGACGCGGCCGCCGGCTTCGCCGTCGCGGTGCCCGGCGTAGGCGTGGATGATCCGCCCACCATGGACACGATCGAGATCCCGGCCACGATCAGCCCGGACGGTGCGACGGTCACGCTGCAGCTCGACGCTGACGCGACGGTGCTGCTCTCCGACAGCATCGGCGCGTACTCGTGGGATCTGTACGTGCAGACGGCAGCCGACGACTGGCAGCGCTGCCTCGAAGGCACGTTCACGATTTCGAAAGGTGACGCGCGATGATCGTTGTGAACGACGATGCGGCGATCGTGTCCATGGTGGACGAGACGACGAAGCTGGTGTCACTGCCCGGCGGTGTCGGCCCGGCCGGCCCGCCGGGGCCGCCCGGCGTCGACGGTGCGGATGGGGCTCTCGGCCCGGCGGGGCCGCCCGGCGCGGACTCCACAGTGCCCGGCCCGACAGGTCCGACGGGGCCCGCCGGTGCGCAAGGGCCGCAAGGCGTGGCAGGTCCGCAAGGCGTGGCAGGTCCGCAAGGGATCCCCGGCGTCGACGGCTCGCCGTTGGCGCTGTCGCCGATGCTGCCCGGCCGATGGTGGCCCGTCGCGCCAGCAACTGGTGCCGCGAGTGTCGCCCAGGGCGTCGGGACGATCACGTGGCAACCACTGTGGACTGGCGCTGCCAGCCGCATCCTCGGCGTCAGCTTCGGTGTGCAAGCCATCCAGGATACCGCCGGCAACAAGATACATTTCGCTCTATACGCTGACAGCGGCTCCATCACACCGGCCGCGAAGCTCGTCGATCTAGGCAACGTCGACACAACGACGGTTGCCGCCAACGCGACAGTTCAGCTCGCGTGTGACGTGCCGGTGACGCCGAAGACTCTCGTGTGGATCGCAGCCATGATACTGGGCGGCACAGCGCCAACGGTGCGGACATGCAACTCAGGTAATCCGCTGATCGGCACCGCGCTGCCGGCAAACTCGCTAGGTACAGCACCGTCTGCATCGATCTATCTGACGGGGCAGTCGGCATTTCCGCCCGATGGCTCCGTCGCTGGCGCGTATTCGCAAGCGCCGCCACGTCTGGCCGTACTGGCGGGTTAGCATAATCCACATAGGACGAAGTCCACCGCTCCCGACAGCCGCTCCGCATCGCGAGCCACCGTCGCTGCCAACGCACGAAGCGTCCACGTAAGACAGACGCTAGTGAAAGGCAAGGCAATGAACGTGATGGCTGCGAAGCTCCGCGAAGAGCGCGAGAGCAAAGAGAAGTTCATCGAAGGGCTCGCCGACACGGCGGCGTCGGAGAATCGGGACCTGTCCAGCAACGAGCTGGAGCTGATCACGCGCGCGAAGGATCGCGTCGCGTCGATCGACGAGCAGGTGAAGGTACTCGCGCGGGAGTCCACACTGGACGAGGCGGCGCAGACGCGGCTGGCGCAGCTCGCCGGTGCGGCGATCGGCGGGGCCGAAGCCGTGCAATACCGGACGGCCGGCGAATACCTGCACGACTATCTACAGGGGATCATCGGCGAAGGCGACAAGCGTCGCACCGCAACGGAGCGGATGCAGCGCTACCACCGGGCCGCGCAGCACGTCACGTCCGGCAACTTCACCGGCGTGTTCCCCGACGCGATCGTCGGGCCTGTCATCAACACGATCGACAGCTCCCGGCCGCTCGTGTCCGCCGTCGGCGTGAATCCGATCCCCAGTGGACCGTCGTTCCGCCGGCCCCGGCTCAACGACCCGGACGCCGGCACCGGTCTCGGCATGGCTGTGCAGGCGGCCGAGAAAGACGAGCTGGTTAGCAAGGCGTTCACGATCACGTCGGACAACGTGCCGCTGAAGACGATCGGCGGGTACGTCAACGTGTCCCGGCAGCTACTCGACTGGGGCATCGCCTCTCTCGACGCTGTCGTGTCGCAGCTCGCCGCCCGCTACTCGATCAGCTCCGAGAAGGCGGCCGTCACGGAGATGGCGTTGTCCACTTCGCACGTTGCGCTCGCCGACGCCGCCGACGCGCAGACGACGATCGAGGCGATCTATCAGGCGGCGGGGCTTGTCTACACGCAGACGGGCGCGCTGCCCACCACGATCGCGGCCGGCCCGTTGGGTTGGGCGCGGCTCGGGTCGCTGTCCTCAACGGACGGTGTGATGACGTTCCCGTTCCTCAACCCGGTGAACGCTTCCGGGTCGATGGCGGGGCCGACATCGTTCGCCGGCAACCCGGTCGGGCTGCGGCTCGTCGTCACGCCGGCGATCACCGACAACACGTTCTATGTCCTCAACGGACTCGCGCTGGAGCTGTACGAGCAGCAGGTAGGGGCACTGTCTGTTGTGGAGCCGAGCGTCTTGGGTATCCAAGTTGCCTATGCAGCCTACTTTGGATCTTACCGGCCGGCCCCTAACGGTGCCGTTCACGTCTCGCCGTAGAACAGGGGTTCGCCATGTCGGTACGCGCGGACGTCGACTCGCTACGGTCCATGCTCGGCAAGAAGTCCACAGAGGACGACAAAGTCCTATCGATGTGCCTCGAAGCCGCCGGAGCGTGGATCTACGATCGCGTCCGCGCGTCCGACGTGCGCACACCCGAAGTTGTGCAGGCGGTGCTGCTGCTCGCGTCTCGGCTCTACAAGCGACGGTTGTCGCCTGAAGGTGTCGCCGGATGGGACGATATGGCAGCCATCCGTGTCGTGTCACGAGATCCCGACGTGGAGCGGCTCATCGAGCAGCACATCGACGCCGGCAAAGTCTGGGGCATCGCATGATCCGCGACGTCCGCGAACAGATCGCCGCCGAACTGCAGACGGTGCCGTGGCCCGTCCACGCCTACAAACCCGACGACGTCGGATCCGTTCCGTGCATTGTGGTGGACCGGCCCACCGTCGCCGTCGACGTGCAACACAACGTGTTCACCGTGCCGATCGTCGTGATCGGACTCCGCGACGGCAGCCACGAAGCGCAGTCCGAACTGGACGACGCCGCATCCGCTGTGGTGCGCGCGCTCACCGGGCCGACGTTCGCCGTGTCACGCGTCGAGCCGTCCGTCGCGTCGGTGGCGGAGCTGACATACCCGTCTTACACACTGACCGTCGCATGTGGTGCGACGTACTGCTAGGGAGCGACAACCATGACTGCACCAGTGCTGGACGTGAAGCCGCTGTTTGTCCGGTGGATCCAGCTCGAAGTCACCGACGCGCAATCCGTTGTGCACTCGTTTCAGTGCGCCGTCACGCAGGCGGGGCTCACCAGCACCGGCGGGGATCCGGTTTCGCTGAACACGCTCTGTCCAGAGGGGAGCTTCAGCGAAGCCACCGAACGGACGTGGCAGCTCACCGTCACCGGTGTGCAGGATGTCGAAAGCGCCGAGTCGTTTCAGATGTTCCTGCTGGAGCACGACGGCGAGTCCGCCACGTTCGTGTACTACCCGAAGACTGACAAGGCGGGGACGCCGATGGGGCGCGGCTTCACCGGCAACGTGACGCTGGCACCGCCCGACAATGTCGGCAATGCCGCGTCGGGTACGTACGCCACGTTCACGGCGACGCTGCCGCTGCAGGGCAAGTACTCCATGGTGGACGCTGCCGGCAACCCGATCCCGAACAAGGCGGCCGTCAAGCCCGGCGACGTGTTCACCGACAGCAATATCACCGCATCCGATGCGAGCAACGCCACCGAGTTGACGACGCTCGGCTACGTGCCGGCTACACCGGCGGCATGGGCCAGCCTGCAAAAGTTCACCGTCTCGTCCTACGACTTCAACTGGTCCGGCACCGCGTGGGCACCCGGCGCGCACGCGCTCGCGCGCAGCGGCCCCGCGAAGGCAGACGCGTCCGCATAGTGGCGTGGGCGGCCGGCCCGGCGTGACTAACCTCCCCGGTGCACACCGGCCGGCCGTCCACTTCGGAGGGAGGGATCGACGTGCGGCAGCGCATGACGATCGAAATGGAAGACGGCACCACATACGATGTCGAAGCCGACGGCCGCGACATCCGCGCGTGGGAAGCCGAGTACGCCCAGTCGTGGCTCCGCACCGACACGTCGGCGACATCGGTGACGCAGCTCGCGTATCTCGCCGGCCGGCGAAGCGGTGTGCTAAACGGCGCATGGGCTACCTACGACAGCTTCGACAAGTCCTGCGTGGACGTCCGCGCCCGTCTCGACGAGCAGCTCGTCGCGGACCCTACCCCGCCGGATCGTACGGGCGGCTCGTCTGCTCGCTCGCGGTCCGGCTCAACGTCTGCCCTTCGCAG